TCAGGCTGCACTGTAGACCTCTTTGGCGCGCACGGTGAACGCCTGAACCATATTGGCCGCCAGCTCTTTAAATATGCGGCCAAACGCCAGCTCAATCAGGGCGTTGGTAAACTCGAAGTCAAGATGGAATTCGATCCGGCAGGCATCGGCACTCAGCGGAACGAACTTCCATCCCCCCATCAGTTTTTTGAAGGGACCATCCACCAGATGCATCAGAATACTCTGGTTATTGGTCAGCGTGTTACGGGTAGTGAAGGTTTTGCTGATCCCGGCCTTGGAGACATCCACTGCCGCCGTCATTTGCGTCGGGCCTGACTCCAGCACGCGGCTCCCGGTGCACCCCGGGATAAACTGCGGATATGACTGTACGTCATTCACTAACTGGTACATCTGTTCCACACTGTAAGGGACAAGCGCAGTACGACTAATCTGAGGCATAACATTTTTCCTGATCAAACAACCAACAAATAATAACATTTATCACCTGTTAAAAAAACGCTGAGCCTTATCTCATGCTAATATAGCGCGTTAGACCTCACAGGACGCAATGAGGTGACTTTTTGACATCAGATTACCTACGGCTTTACGACACTTATGACGAAGAAAAAAGCACATAAACCTGGCTCGGCAACCATTGCGCTCAACAAGCGTGCCCGCCACGAGTATTTCATCGAAGAAGAATTCGAAGCTGGCCTTGCGCTGCAGGGCTGGGAAGTTAAATCGCTGCGCGCGGGTAAAGCCAACATCGGTGACAGCTACGTGATCTTTAAGGATGGCGAGGCCTTTCTTTTTGGGGCGAACTTTCAGCCGCTGACGGTCGCCTCTTCTCACTATGTTTGCGATCCGACCCGCACCCGTAAGCTGCTGCTGAACAAACGTGAGCTGGATTCGCTCTTCGGGCGTATCAACCGCGAAGGTTACACCGTGCTCGCCCTGTCGCTGTACTGGAAGAACGCCTGGTGCAAAGTGAAAATCGGCGTGGCGAAAGGTAAGAAGCAGCACGACAAGCGTAACGATGTGAAAGATCGCGAGTGGCAGGTCGATAAAGCGCGCATCATGAAGCACGCAGGCCGTTAATTTCCGGATACTTATTGAGCGATTCAATAAGTTAGCGTTCCGGGGTGGTAACCGGTCTGCAAATTCTGGTATACTTGCTGTAACACTATTGGGGCTGATTCTGGATTCGACGGGATTTGCGAAACCCAAGGTGCATGCCGAGGGGCGGTTTGCCTCGTAAAAAGCCGCAAAAAAATAGTCGCAAACGACGAAAACTACGCTTTAGCAGCTTAATAACCTGCTAAGAGCCCTCTCTCCCTAGCTTCCGCTCTTAAGACGGGGATCAAAGAGAGGTCAAACCCAAAAGAGATCGCGTGGAGGCCCTGCCTGGGGTTGAAGCGTTAAAACTAATCAGGCTAGTTTGTCAGTGGCGTGTCCGTCCGCAGCTGGCCAGCGAATGTAAAGACTGACTAAGCATGTAGTACCGAGGATGTAGAAATTTCGGACGCGGGTTCAACTCCCGCCAGCTCCACCAATCATGATTGGACAGTGATAGGACATCACTAGCAATAACAGGAAGTTAGCAGTCTCAGCAGGACACCGACCAGACGGTGAGGGGACAAAAAAGGATACGCAAAGGAGCCGCGGCTCCCGAGTGACAAAAAAGCCCGCAGATGCGGGCTTTTTTGTTTCTTGTAGTTAGTTGCTTCTGGCTGCAAGATTCTGCTGATACATACCAATCGCCTTATCAACGATTGCTATCGGATAGTACGCATTATGGGGAATTCCGCATGGGCTTTTGATCTTTTCTGCAGATTCTTCCATTTTCAATTTTTCGCACCAGTGCCATATCTGTTCAACGTTTAGCTCAGCCAAACCCAACTCTAAAAGACGTTGAGATACATTTCTGAAAGGGGTTAAGTCTCTCAAGCTTTCAATTGAGTTAACTTTAAGCTCCACTTCATCAACTCGAACCGCCAAAGCCTCACGCTTATCAATCTCCATTGCTAACAGGCTGACTGTTTGCTGCAAGCTATTTGCTAAGGCGCTGATTTCTGACCTTGGTTTAACAACTGGAGGCGGATAGGTTTGAAACTCTCGAATTGACGGTAGTACCTTATGGAAAAGCCATCTTTGGAATTTTTTACCAGCTGGCGTGGTATCTTGGGCTAATACACGATACAGACCAGGCTCTGCTAAAAAAACTTCAGATGCGTCGCCGGTTTCATTAACCAGAGGAACATTGATGAACTCATCATCATCCAGTGTTTTAATGACAGCACTTAATAAAGTAGTCATCCTGGCTGAAGTTTTATTTTCCATCCTCCGATTTTCAGCTGATAAAGTTCTGATTACATCTGAAAGAGAAACATAGAACTGTCCGTCCCTGTTCATACTACGAATATAGCTTTCACCACATTCGCCTTCATAGCAAAGTTGTAATAGGCTTCTTTCCATCATTCCCCCCACTTTTTTGCAATTATACAGCGGGGTTGCGCGTTGTCATGAGCTGTTAGAAGCCAGAGGCTCAAATCCTTTCGCGTTAATCTAAAAAAATAAATAAAATCAATGTGTTGTGTTATTTATGTTTTCGATTCGTCGGTGGCATAATCAGCGTTAAACTACGAAACTGATTTTATAATTTCAGAAAATTCATTTAATTATCGTAAAATCAGTTAGTTGCAAAAGAACAGTAATGGACAATATCGGGCAATGTTGGTCAATTCCTCGCCCCAAAATACGCCCCTAAATGATTTTTGCCCCCAATTTCGCCCCCAAAACACACCACTTCTTACACCGGAATGTCATCAGCGTCTGTACTGTTGATGAAGAACGTCACGCGCCCCAGAACTTCCACTTCCTCTGCGGCCTCCCCCTCAATCGCTTCGCCATCATCCGTGATTAATGCCCTTCCCCTGAGTTTCGCAAACTGCGTTCGACCGCCAATGAGGATCAGCAGAGTCTGCCCCTGCACTAAACGAGTAACTGGCTCGATCAGTGCGAACCCGGATGATGTTTCAAGAATGCGCGTATCGATGCCTACGCCACAGATCAGTTCCGGTGTCATCCGCTGGGAGGTGTAATCGGCCGCTGGAGATGGAAAGCCCATTACAGACCTCCGTTCGGGTTGAAGAGCATGAATGTGCGCGCCTGGCCCTCGGTAGATGAAATGTCTTTAAAGGTGGAAACATGGCTCTCGATCCAGTCGTTCGCCTCTTTAAGCGACCAATTCCAGTTAACCGCCACCAGCTGCGCAACAAAGTCCTGCGTCGAAACCGTCTGGCGGCCGCTTGGTTCCCGTTTGATGGCTTCGCGAAAAGCCCCTTCAATATCGATTCTGCGTGGCATAACCCCTCCTTATTATTTTACTGTGTTTATATACAGTAGTTTTCAGAAGAGGTCAGAGCAAGGCGGCTGTACCTATTGATCACTGCTGCTGAATATCCGGTTGTTCGTCCTGAGCTGCTTCAGTCATAGCAGCCGCAGCCTCCAGCTGGCGCTGATTCCAGATGCTGTCCACCGGCATCTCCACACGGATGGAAACATACTGATCCGCTGGGATGTCGATCGGGTCACCTTCGTTAAAACCTTCACGTTCGTTACGGGCGAACTCCGGCGCGCCCGGGTGAGTCCGATGATACGTTTTCACCAGTACAGAACCATCAGCGTTCACTTCATAGTCGAGCCAAACCAGCGGCTGTCTGTTGCGGTCTTTCGGTATGTCAAAGCCGCCATCTATACCACCCCACGCCGCATCAGCATTAAGCCCGAGACAGCCCGTGATGAGATAAACGCCTTCCCCCTGGCGCGTTACGGTCACGCCCTCAGATTCATAGTTCGTTTCCGAAGTGCCATCGGCATAAACTTTGACGATTGGGGATGCTGACTTTAACGTGCCATCAGCTGCTTTAGTGGTATTCGAATCGGTGTATACCTTACAGATTTTCCCGTCATACGTTGGAGATGAACTAAGCAACCTCAGGTATAACTCAGGCGGCACATCCAGTCGTGCCGGAAAGCAAAACTGGAATGCGGTTGAGGCATCAAAGGGCATGCCCAGCACTGCAGTATTGTTGTCGATGCCGCCCAAAAGCATCTTGGCGTTATAAGCACCAAAGCCTTTGCGATCACCCTGGTTGATGCTCACCAGATTACTGCTGCCCAGTCCAAACGCTCCTACCTCCATCACATTTCCTGAGGTCGTCCCGACATCACGCTGCGCAGCTGACTTCAGCCCGGAGATGTCCGCAGCGGCCAGGCTAATAGTATCTTTTCTGTTTGCCATGTTTTGCTCCTTATGCCCAGACCCGGTATGGGGTGGCAGGGAATACGTTGAACGGGTCTAATGATGCCAGTTCCAGTGAGTCGTCAGTGACACGCAAATTGGCGTGATAGCCGGGTTCGGTGGTGTATTTGATGATTTCGTTTTCTTCACCGGGATTGATAACTTCAACAGGGACAATGATAACGCCAACGACATCCAGGCTGATAGCAGGGTGATATAAACCACCCTGCCCCTCATCATCCATAAAACCCGCCGCGATTAACTGCATGCGCATTTCGTTAGCGTCAGTAAAACTCAGATATAAGTCTCTCATCAGCGGAGCCCATTAATTTGGTTATCAGTTAATGCGCGGTGCCAGATGCGCAGATTTCGAATGTAATATACGAACCGGGCAACTGACTGGCTTATATTTCCAAATTTCGTAATTACATTATTGTCAGCATTAGCTAGTGTGCCTGATGTAATCTTGCCATTGAATGACATATACACATTATTACCCGCAATTCTGTATGAAAAAATACCTGCTGTCCCATCTTGTGAGGCAATTTCCAGTGGGGAACTACGGTAAGAACGGATCATTTTATTCGTATCAAGTCGACAAATGATGTCATGTCTAGGACCCTGGACAGATATAGCATCTGTATAGCCACCAACAGGCATAAATTTTGTAGTTAACTCCACGGCAACGGTTCGGTCAAAAAGCGTGGTAAGGGTTTTATATCCTGCGTTCTCCGTTGGTATGACCCAACTATCCGCAGCTCGTGTGACTGTAGTTGCAGCCGTCGGGATATACGATGTTGGGAACGGGCTATCTTCTACCTGTGCCCCCCAGACATATAAACCAGAGACACCATCACCGACATAGCTTGCGGTCACACCATCTTTCGCTAATTGCAGACGGAAAACGCTACTCTGAGTAGCCCCGGCTGTAACTGCCATCCAGACACGGTAAACACCATTTCCGAGGTCTTCAAAACCACGATCAAGGTATTGAGCGCCGATAGCGCCACCAACGAAGGCCCCTGCAACCGGGTCAAAGAAAACTCCAGCTGTGGTTCCATTTGCAACCCGTAAATATAAAAGACGAGAATTTGTGTGAGCTTTTACGAAAATCGAATAACAGTAAATCGTACCGCCCGTTAATGTGATATAACGGTCTTGCGGATAATGTTCCGCACTTGTCGTATCCTCAACTATAAGCGCCATCGTTTTATCACCACGAGGCGAGTCGCCGCTATTATTCGTTGTGGTAACTCGTGAACCTCCACCCCACTGCTCGGAGTTTGTATATAAATTCGTGGCCTGAGATTCCATTAATAACCCCCCGCGCTCAAAACGCGGTTCGTTAATATCTGCTAAACGCATTGACCCTGACTTATCCATAACTGTTGCAGTGGTTGAACGGGCAAAGGTCGCTGACTTTGTTGGTAGCTCCAGTACCTGCCCGGAAATCGTCAGCCGGTCGTAAGGCGCGGAACCCGCCAGCAGGCGCATGTCATCATTCAGCGGCATCCAGACATCAGGGAACGGAGCCTCCTCATAGGGTACAGACGTCAGCAGCTGGGCGGCGGCCAGCGATGCGGCGGCACTGCTGGCGCTGGCCGCTGCGTTGTTTTCTGACGTTTTAGCATTCGTCTCAGACGTTTTCGCGTTGGTTTCTGAGGTCTTGGCGGCATTCTTCGACGAGAGAGCATTCCCCTCAGACGTTGCCGCGTTCGTGGCGCTGGTTGCTGCGGCGTTTTTGGAAGCCAGGGCATTAGTTTCACTGGTTTTGGCTGCAGCGGCGCTGGTTCCTGCCGCGTTCGCAGCGGTGATCAGCTTGGACCAGCTCGGGCCGGTCTTTTTCGAACCGTCTGCCAGGGTTACGGTGACGTCACCGGTACCCGATAAAATCAGGTCCTGGTTGATGATACTGCTTTGCGCCAGGCGAAACCCTTCCGAGACGGCTTTTGCTAAATCGTCATCAAGTGTGGCCATTCGTGATGTCCTTAAAATGAAAAACCCAGCCGGAGCTGGGTTGGATGGTCTGAGGTTATGAAAATCAGGAGAAGGAACCGGTACCCCGGGTAATGGTCAGTGTCGGAGCGGCAATGCGCTTACTGGCCGTGCCAGTACCAACAACGGTAATAGTGCCGGTAATCACGCTGGTCGTGAGATTCCGGACGGCATGACGTACGGTAATCCAGAGCCCTCCCGTCCCGGCAGGCACGCTGATAGAGCCCATATCACGAACATTCCCGTTAATGTTAAGGGTGATGCTTACCACCGTTGAACCTGAGGTAGAGGATACGTACACCATCGCCTCGAGCAGGGCCGATTTATCCAGCGATGATGAGGAGGAGTCAGTAAACGTAATCGAACTCGATGCTGTGCCAGCACCGGAAACAACTGCGTCCGGTGCTATACCTACGTTCGCCACGTCCCCGATGAAAGACGTGGCCTCTACTGTTCCCCTGAAGCTCCCACTGGTCGCCTCAACTCTACCTTTAAAACTCCCGTCAGTGGCATAGATAGTCCCGCGAACGGTCACGCCGTTAAACGTGGCATACCCGGATTTATTGATATGCCAGCCGACATTGCCGGTCCCGTCCCAGTTGCTGGACTGGATGTAATTGCCGATCTTGCCGTTATCGATGGACCCGTCCTGGATGAATGCCGAACGCAGGAACATCTGGCCGCCGGTCGAAGCAAACACCAGCTCCTGCCCGTTCGTCGTCGGGTTATAAACCGCAAACGTATCGGCAGAAATCAGGAAGTTTGAGGCCCCTGCGCCGTCAATGCCCAGCTGGATACCCGCGATGCGTTTAACACCGTTCGCTTCCACCTGGACTTTAACGCCCCATTGCGCATTCAGCTTACCGTTGATGTCAGCAACAGCCTGACTGGTCGTCTGGACACTGGCATTGGTTTGCCCAATCGACGCAGTCACCTGCTGGATACTGGTCGCCGTGGCGCTCTCCAGATCCGTAACGGCTTTATCAATGCGCGTGATGGCGGCGGCGTTGGTCTGGCCGTTTTGCTCAACCGTGGCCTTAAGCGTCGTGACCTGCTCTGCTACAGCGCTTGTGGCATCCGCGGCGGTCTTCCGGGCCTCGGTGATCTCGGCCATCGTTTTCGTTTCGCCAACGGCAAACGTGACGCGCTGATCCGAAAACGCAAAGAAGTTGGCAATGGCGTTGCTGACGCTGCCAACAATACCGGCGTCCCGGCTGGCCGTGTTCCCGTCCACGTCAACCTTCAGACTGTCGATGCGGCGGCCGAGCGCGCTGTCACCATCCGTGCGGGCTGTGGTTTCAGAGCTGATATCAGCCGTGTTCTGGTCGGTCGTGGCCTTCACCGCAGCCAGCGCGGTGGTCTGCGCCTTGTTGTTATCAGCGACGGCTTTATCGATGCGCGTAATATCGCCGGAGTTTTTACCAACAGTAGTCTGCAGGCCCGAGAGCGTAGTGGCCTGCGCCTCCTGCTCAGTTGTCAGCGTTGCCAGCTCCTGCGTTACAGAGGCATGGTTGTCGTTGACGGTCGATTCCAGCTTCTTCCGCTCTGTCACTTCCGCTTCCTGCGCCGTAATGCGTGCCTGGCGTTCGGTATACAGCAGGCCCGAGGCCAGTTTTGACGGGTCGTCACCGGTATAGCCGCCCCGGATCTGCGTCGCCAGCGTCTCGCGCGCCGTGGCTTCCGCCTGGTCACCCGATACGCGCGCCGCCGTTTCCTGCTGCAGCGCGGCCATCCCGGCCCCCGGCGTCGGCCGCCCGATCGCCACCCAGTCAATCAGGAAGTAGTTTGTCACGTCTTGTTTACTGGAAAGGTCCAGCCGAATCTGGTTAATCGTCGTCTCGGCCACCCAGGGGATATCGTCGCATTCCAGCGTGGCAACGCCGTCGGCGTTATACGCCGGTTCGGCCACCGCAAATTTATTGGTGTCGCTGAATGCAGTAGCATTGCGCCAGCGAATTTCTCCCGCCCATGCAGGCGATCCCACTTTTTTGATACGCAGCTTCAGGAAACGATATGCACTCGCTGTAATGGCCAGCGCCCCTGGAGACGTTACGTACGGGTCAGACGCATGGTTTGCCGGACGCAGCCAGCCGTCAACGATTGTCGGCGTGCCGTTACCGGTCCAGCCTTCTGCCGTCGAATCGAAGTACCAGATTTTGGCCGGGTCGAACTGGGAGCCAGTACCTGCAGACACCTGTGCAATCTGCTGCGCCAGCGATTCGGTACTGGTCTGAATCGTCTGGTTGACGTTGCTGATATCCGCGATGCGCTCGTTCTTCTCGGTCAGCAGCGCCTGCCCGCGCGCCATTGCCTCGTCGGTAATGGCTTTCTTACGGTCCGTGACCTCCTGCGCCAGGCCCGCTTTGGTCGCCGCCGACTCCGTCGTTACCGTGCTGATGTCTTCGCGCGCTGACTGAAGGTCATCACCCAGATCAGTTATTTCCTTTACGACGTTTTTATAGGCCTCGGTCTGTTTGATCTGGTTGTCGATATCCACCAGGTAATCCGCGGCAACCGAGCTGCTACTACCCTGAATGAAGTCAGTCCATGCCGACTGATTCCCGGAGCGATCAACAAGCCGCGCCCGATACCAGAACCCTACCCCGGCTTTCAGGCCCAGCTGCTGATACATGTGCTGCGGATAAGGCACATCCGTAAGCAACATCGCATTCGTGCCGGCGGCGTCCGTGGAATACTGAATCTCGGTCTGCAACGTATCCGCTGTATCTGCAGGAAAATCCCAGTCCAGCTGCACGCCCCATAATAATGGCGTCGTCCGAAAGTTGATGGGTACCGGCGGCGCGCCGACCTTCCCTTTTAACGTTACTTCAAGGGAGGTGGCCCACTTCGAAGAAATTTCAGCGGCATTAATGGCGCGGACGCGCACCAGATATCGCCCGGCATAAATCGCCGGAACTTCAAACGAGGTGGTAGAGCTGCGCGGCACATTTACCCAGTTCCCGTCATTGCGGCGCCATTGCGCTTCATAAGCAATGGCGTTTGGCACAGTCGTCCAGCTGGCGCGCATGGTTTCAACGCTGATCCCCTGCTGAACCACTGAATAGCTGTCGATGGTAATGTTTGTGGGTGCCGCCTGGTTGCCCGGCGGTATCACACTGATCGGACGCTCATCAATGATAGCTCCGGTATCGATACGCGCATATTTATCCGGATCATGCGCGGCCGCGCTGATGGTGAATGTCCCATCATTGTTATCAGCGACACTGACCACACGGTACTGTTGAGCGTAAAGTGCATCCGATTCAACAATCCAGACAGCTTCAGGTTCTGGCGTTTCGCTGTAAGCAGTCGTGACTGTTACCTGCTGAGCGTTAATCGACTGGATAGTGCGTGCCTGAGATGCTCCGGAAGGCAGGTTCAGGATTAGTCGGTCGCCAGCAACTGCGCCAGGGACGCGATCAAGCTTTATGACCCTGCCATTTACTGCGCTGACGCGACCGCCAGTCACCTTGCCGGATAGCAATTCATCGGCCACAGCAATGACGTACCCGGGCTGAGGAATATTGCCGTCCAGTCCGACATCAAAGGAAACGACGCGATCCTTGTTGTTGGTCAGAATACCCCAGCGCCCTTTCCGGTTCGCCTCGGACTGCCGGGTGCATCCGATAGCTGTCATTTCGAGCTGATTAAATCCATACCGCGCCACCAGCGCCTGCTCAAATACAGGCTCCATCGCATCAGCGTAGGCGTTGTCCGGATCGGACCATGAGACCAGTGCATTGGTATAACGCGTTTTGGATGTACTGCTGGCGTAAGTAAAACGCCCATCAATCACGTTAGCGCGGGTATAGCTGTAATCCACATCCCGGGGCATATCCGCCAGCGCCACAATCTGATCTCCGCCCCAGTATGTCATGCCGCGGAAGATGGCCGCGAAGTCACGTAACACGGTATAGGCTTCATTCCTGTCCTGAACATAGACATTGCAGGTATAGCGTGGCTCGGTTCCGCTTCCCCCCTTTCCATCCGGTACCATCTGATCGCAATACTGGGCCACCTGATACAGCGTCCATTTGTCGATATTCGCCGCCGTGAGTCTGTTTCCCAGACCGAAACGCTCAGTGACCACCAGATCGTAAAAAACCCATGCGGGGTTATCGGTCCAGGCCCACTTAAACGCCCCGGTCCATGTCCCGGTATACGTCCGGTTTTCAGGGTCGTAAGTATCAGGAACGCGAATCACACGCCCGCGGGGTTCACATGATATCTGGGGGATCGAGCCGTTGAACTGGCTCGAGTCGAATTCGATGTACAGCAGAGCGGTGTTCGGATATCGCAGCTTGGCGTCGATCACCTCAGTAAAACTCTGCAGCACCATGGTGTCGCCGCTTTTCGCGCTGTTCGCATCGGCGGTAAGCTTTCGAATACGTATTGTCCAGGTGCTGCCCGACTGCGGTAGGTCAATGCGATGGCTGCGCTCATACCCTGAGGTGGTTTTACCGGTCACGCTCGTATTGAGTACCGTCTGCCATGTACCGCCATTGGTCTGCAGATCGATGGCGTAATTTACTGAGTTACCAACCAGATCGCCGTCCTTCTCCTGTTTGAAGAGAGAGGGCCATTTCAAACGCAGACGAATGGCCGACAGCTTGCCGTTGGTAAAGGTGCGCGTCCAGGCATTGGCACTTGAAACTTCGGTGCCCACACTGATTTCGTTTTCGGTACCGGGAATACCCTGAATGTATTTCTGCGCCTGCGTTCCAGAGCGGAACTCCCATGTAACGCCACCGAAGTTCTGAGAGCCGTCTGCATTTTCCAGCGGTGTACCGTCCAGATAAATATTCTTTCCGGTGAGCTGCCCTGCAAACTCCCCCTCTCCCAGCGCAACAAGGATCTTTGCCTTCGCTACGGACTGCAGATCATCAGGCTGTTCGGTCGGTGTTCTTGAGCTGGAGCTGCCGCCCTTGCGGCCTTTAATCGCGTTTGCTGTAGCCATATTGCGCCCATAAAAAAACCACCCGACGGTGGCCTGAAAGAAGGATTATTTTTATTGCTGGTCTTCTACGTAGATCCCAGCGGAAATAATGGCTCCGCCGATGCGCCGGCGGCCATACAGTAAGGGGACCGGGTACCCCTGAGCGGCAGTATTTGTTACGCCGCCAAACGCATACGATGCGCGATTATCTGCACTTTGTTTACTGGCTAAACCAGCAGGCTGCGGCGAGAGCATTTGCACTACCCCACCAAGCATCATGGCCGCGCCAATTTTCATAGCAGCAGGCCCCCAGGCAGCTCCGCCCCATGCTTGACCGAATGTTGCACCTAATGCCCCAACGGCTACCAATACAGCGCCCAATACAGTTTGCAGTAGGCCTGCTTTTTTACTTCCAATAACTACTGGAACAATGCGTATTACATCCTCAGTTATTGGAAAGTCGAGATCATTTACACCAATGTTTTTTTTGCCTTCATATATGGCGTAAGTCAAACCTCGAGACTTGCTAGTATTAAGATATTTCTCGAAACCATCAACGGTCTTACAAATTGAATGAATCGCTTCTGATTTAGACTTAACTAATCGCTTATGCGATTTACCAAATATTTTCGCCAATGGCCCGTAAAGCTCAATACTAATCATTCTTTCAGAATAAACATCTGTCATATCACCTCTCAATAAAAAAGGCCCTTTCGGGCCATATTAATGGTGTCATTTATTACCAGACAGTAGACAACCTTTAAAATTTAATCCAGCTTCGAATATTTAATTAGTGAGAATAATCAAATACACGATTTAGCAGCGTTACCCCAAGGGTTTCCAATTCCTTTACTGGCTGCATATACTTTAACGCTGGACCCGCCACGGTCATCGTTATCTATTAGAGCCATAGATAGCACACCAAACAAATCATCAGCCGCCGATATTTTATATCCGGTTTCTGTTTCAATACTATTTGCTTGAGGATGAAGGTTTTGCCACTTCGGAGCCAAACACTTGTTAATTTGGCCTGCATTTTTTGAAGAGTGCGCCATATAAACAGGCTCACCTTTTTGTAAGGAGTTCGCACTACACCCCACTAAACCAAATGCAACCAGAAATAAAATCGTCAGTTTCATGTCAATTCTCCTTTTGATTTGGAGAAATATTATCACAGAGATTTATAACGTAATACCTTCATCGTTCTCTCCTGCCAGTACCCGCCATAAGGAACACGCTGGCTAAGATGGCCGTACAGGTGATGAAGTAGAATGTTTCCTTCGAGCAGAATCCCCGCATGGTTCCACTTATTCGCCTGCACCTGCATGATCACCATGTCTCCCGCGCGTGGAGCACCGCTGAACTCCCGGAAGCCGCATTCATACCAGCAATCCTGATAAAAATTTTCAGGGTACTGATCCTCCCACCACGGATAGTCCACCCGATAATCCATCAGTTCAATTCCGTGGGTTTGCCGGAAATAGCTCATTACCAGCCCCCAGCAATCGAAATGCCCCAGCACGAACGGACGCTCCAGCAGGGGCAGCTCACCGCGGGGCTGGATGGTACGAAGGTCTGCTTCCGGCCAGCTTACAATATGCCAGGGTAAAAGGGTTGCATCGCACTGGGCTTTATCCAGTTCGCTTGGCTGGGTGGTGGCGTCAGGATGGCTGTGAACAACCGCTATTACAGTCCCCCAGTCTTCGGCGGCGGCATAGTCCTCTGGTGACAGGTGAAAATGCTCCTCAGGATTTACGGCCAGATTACGGCAGGGATAATAGCGCTCCACCCGGCTTTTTTGTGCAATCACCCCGCAACATTCGCGAGGATACTCCGCAGCTGCATGAGCCAGGATGGCATCAAGCGTCTTTTGTCGCATGTCAGCTCCTGATAAGAGAGGTTCCCGGGAAACCGCCAAAAGGCAGCTCGTTATCGGCACCATGCCGTAACTGGCAGGCAGTCAGCGTCCCATTGCATTCATCGCGTGAAGGATCGCTTACCGGATTGTTATTTTTATCGAAGTACAGGGTACCGGCATAATCACATCCATCCCCTGAGCGATATTTATTACGGATGCACCACGAACAAAGAGAATGTAGCTGCCGGGTGGGGATCATCAGCCCCTGCAGGTCCATTGGGCTTGTCAGAATGAACTCAACCACCTTGTTGGTCTCACTGCTCTTCGCATCGATATAAAATATCTTCAGCTTTTCCTGGGTTGGGTCGGCTGTTGGGTTGCCTTCTGAATAGTTTCTGGCATCCAGGTAATGCGCCAGCGTGTCATGGATCGTCACTTTCGCCTGCAGCATATCGTCGTAAGCCAGGCACAGGGCTGTGATAGAACTGTCCAGGTTAGCGACCGACAGCTTAGGCTTGGCGTTGCCACTACTGGTGGACGCTTCTATGCCGGAAATCTGGCAGGGCCAGGCTTTATATTCCTGTCCCTGCCACCAGATGGATTTGGCGGGTAGCCTGGTCTCATCCCCGCCCGCTGCCTCAATTTCCGCTGGCGTATGCGCAATATTGTGGGAGTGGAAACGCATAACGTCTGATACCCCAAAACCGGTACCATCAACTTCAAAGAGACGGACCTCATTACCCGGCTCCAGTTTCTGATAATCACGATTAAGACTCATGGAGCAAAAGCCTGTTCAAATGTGGCTGAAATGTACATTACGGTTTTTCCCTTCACCACTTTCTGCAGGCTGTCAGCTTCAACACGCCACAGCGCCAGCTCTCCGAACGGAGGCTGAAAAGAAAATGACTTCGTCTTGTGCCGCCTGAGAAAAGCGTAAATCTGCAGCCCTTTATCCGGCCTGCCGGTAAAGGAATATTCATAGGTTAACGTCTCGTCATTGATTCCCGATCCGCTGACCTGCGTGTACCCGTCACCAAACTGGGCTTTCCGGATGGTGTCTTTGCTTTTCGTGGTAGGCTGACTGGCCGACTGAATGGGCCAGGAGAATTTCTCGATAGCCATTAGCGCCTCCCGTTGTTCAGATTCCAGATGATTCCACCAGGTTCGCTTTCCCGGGCGATCCCCTCCCGGATAGATCGGTCAACCACCTGCTGATAGGCCCTGCCGGCTGCGTCACTACTCGCCTGACTTGACGACGAACTCTGTTGGGAAGGGGTAACCGTGACGGGAGCATAAACACTCACCCCCAGAGGCGTGGCAATGCCCTTACCACCTCCCACAAGGCCACCGCTGGCATATCCCCGCATCAGGCTATACAGGTTTCCGACGCCGATCCGGCTGGTCGCCTCTTTGGTGAAGACAAATTCCCCCCGGTGGACAATACCGGCCGGGTCGTTTTTGCCGCCGTAACCCGTAAATCCGCCAGTGGCAAAACCAAGAGCTGTAGAGGCGGAGTCAACCACCCCGACCATGGCTTGCTTCACGAGGATCTGCGCCATCATCGACAGAATGGATTTTGTGAAATCTGACCATTTTCCTTTACCGGTCGTAAGCATGTCGGCCATGCTCTGTCCGATTCCGTCAAACGTGGCGGCGGCCAGCGATTTCACCTGCCCGTAGGCATCATCAGCAGAGTCAACATAGTCAGCCCAGGCCGTTTTGGCGCCAGCCTGCCAGTTCTGGCGGAGGGCGTCCTGTTCACCATAATAATTCCTGAGCGCGTTCAGTTCGTTCTGGTACTGCTGATCCCCTTCGTTGCCCCCGGCATTTTTCCAGCCCTGCAGCAGCTGTGCTTCCTCAAGGCGACGCTGGGTCTGGCGGCTGCTCATACCCGCGCTTTCTGCCAGCGCCCGTGTTTTCTCACTCATCTGAGTGACATATTTCTGCGAGGTATCCTGCAGGCGATTGAGGCGCTCCTGGGTAACAATCTGATCCCCGAGCCTTGCATTGATTTCCGCCTGGGCGAGCACCTTGTCCTTGCTGGCGAGAAGGGATTTTTCATCATCTGTTAAGTTGCGGGTTTTGGCGGCCTGCTCAAGAACCGTAAATCTGGCCTGCTCTTTCCATAGTTGCTGGCGCTGTTGGCTAATTTTGTCGTTGATTACAGAGTGCTGGCGTAATACCTCCAGCTGGGTTTGCAACTCGAGGGTCTGAGCGCTGGTATTGTCGGTAAGTTTCGTTCCGCCCGGCGTCCTGGTTTTCGTCGGCTTCTTAAGCGAGTCCTCATATTCCTTTTTCGCCGCGGCCAGATTGATGTTGTAATCAGCCTGGAGGATCCGCCCCTCTTTTAACGCTTTATTCAGTTCGTTCTGGCGATCGGTGTACTTCTCCAGCGCCGTCTGCGTTCTGCTGTAATTCGCCTGGGCCTGTTGTGCGTACTTGAGGCGATCGGCTTCCAGTCCTGCCTCACGACTGGCGTTTTCCTGGGCGAGTTGAGAATTGCGGGCCTGTTGCTGAGCCATGTCCAGCGCCTGGCGGGCAGTCTCACGGTCATTCCAGAAGCGGGCACGCGCGTCATCGTTGACATAACGATCACCCTTACGCAAATTCCAGATTTCATCCGCCCGCTTAAAGGCCGCCTCTGCCTTACTCAGCATTTCCTGAGAGGTATCCGGCCTGCCGATATCCAGTGCCGCATCCCACATGGATTTGAATGCTTTTTTAAGGGAATCTGCGGCGGATTCAATCGTGCCCATATTGTCGCGGATGCTGGCAGTCTGCTTGTTGAACCCGGTGGTTGCTGCTTCGTTTGCCGCCTGCAGTGCTCCTGCTTCATTCCCTGCGCGCTGCAGAGCGGCAACATATGCAACCTGCTCAGCCGTGACATTGTGAAACTGCTGCGCCATCGCCAGCAGCCCTGACGCCGGATCATTGACCATGCGCCCAAATGCTTCAGCCACCTTATCGACCGGCAGACCGGATGCATCCGTGAATTTCGCAACCGAGATCGCGAGCTCTTCGAAGTTAGCACCCGCGCGAACGCCTGCAGTAACAAGCGCGGTCAGCGCCTGACTGGTCTGGTTAAATGTAAGACCCGCTTTCTCTCCGGCAGCTGCAATGGTCTGCATGCGAACAGCAGTGAGACCAGCAGTATTACCGGTCAATGTCAGCGTTTTATTAAATTCAGAGAGCGTGCTCGATCCCTGATAATACGAATACATCAGCGCTGCGGTGCCAGCGGCGAGTGCCCCGACTCCGATCATCGTAGGTGAGATCGTTCCCAGCAAAGCACTGAACATAGGCCGGAGACCACCAAACTGGTCCTTAATTTGTCCGCCCTGCTGGAGCATGATGAGCCAGGGGCTTTGCCCACCAGCCAGCTGCGTCGCGATGTCAGTAAACTGCGCCGGCAGGGTCCGCATCGCGGCACTGTACTGGCCTACAGAAATCCCGGCTCGCTTTGCGGCCAGCTCCTGCTTCGAAAATGCCTGCTGAACCTGCAGGGCTGCATCGTTGGCCGCTTTACCCGTCCCCTTCAGCTGCTTATTAACGTAATTCACCTGTTCGGTAAATTTAGCCGAATCAACGTCAAGGTTAACGACCAGATCACCCACTGACTGTGCCATAGCGCACTCCTCCCAGGCTTTCCGCCACAGACATCATTACGTCATCATCCATCGGTAAATTTTCCGGCTCAGGCGGGTTCAGGAGGCTGAAATTAAGCGGGGTTAGTTCAGTATCCGGGCACATCAGAGACACAACCAGATGACTGATCCGGCAGAAATGCGCATCCAGCAAATCGTTTTCAAAATACTGCTGCTCATAATAACGTCCCCACTCAGCCAGCTCAGTCGAAGACATGCCGGCAAGCATCGCGCGCCAGTCCGGGCGCCGGAACTCCCGCGCCAGTTTCATCACAAAACTCAGCTCACCGGCTAATGCTTTTCCGCGCTCACTTCCTCTTCCACGGCAGCGTGGCCTGTATTTTCCTCGCCGCTGGTCTGCTCTGGCTCCTGTACAGGCAGCATGTCAGAGAGATTTTTAACGAAGTGTTCTCCGGCACCGATCATTGCTGGCGACCACCCGGAGAGAACTTCATGGTGCAGAGAATCAACATTCTTTGAGGTGTCCCCCTGCCACAGTGACATCGCGATCAGCCGGGCACCACGCCGGATATTGCTGGCAACCCGTAACGGTAGATAACCCTCTTCCCCTTCGTCTTTTGGCAGGGATTTCTCATCCAGCGCCAGGTATTGCAAATGCTCGATACGTTGCAGCGCGGACAGCTCAAACAACTCAATGGTGTTGCCGTTAAAAGTAAATGGCTCTGATTTCAGAAAACTCATGGGATGCTCCAGTAAAAATGACGGGGCAAGCGCCCCGCCGGTCAGGAAACGGTGACAGGGCAGATCGCGACTTTCAGACCATCGTTCATCATCACGATAATTTCAGCAGTACCTGCAGCAACACCCGTCACAGTCAGTACGTTACCGCTGGCGGTTACAGTCGCTTTAGCCGGATCAGACGAGGCTACACGGAAGGTTTTATCAGTAGCACCGGAAGGCGTGACCGTAACATTGATTGTGTTTTTAGCGCCGACAGCAACCGCAAGGGTAGACTTGTCGAGCGTTACACCGGTGACGGCCACGGCCGGGGTACGGCTTTCTTCTGCCAGCGATGGCTTGCCGTTGTTGCTGATCTTCACGCTACGGGTGATGACCTCTTTCGCCGGGATCGTTTTACCGAGGCTGCTTACCCAACCCTTAAAGACGTCAATCGTCCCGTTAGGGTATTTAATTTTGTAGGCGCGCACATCGCCGTTATAGAACCAGTCCACCAGAGATTGCTGCCCTGATTCCCCCGGCTTCCACGCCAGGGTGAAACTGGCCTCACCGGCTGACTTCTCGCCCTGCGCTGTGTTGGCCCAGTCTGCGTTCGGATCGTCAAGGTAGGTGTCGTCATAGGACTCTGCGGTCAGTTCACCTGGTGTCAGGTCTTTGATTTTGGCCGTGCGGGTCCAGTCAGTGTCACTGGCCGGATTGGCATAGGGATCGCCTGTACCTGTGTAGAGCCAGAACGTTGTGCCTGCCCCTTTTACGGGTTCAAGCGGGCTTGGTGTTGGCATGATTACCTCACATTACGTATGAAATTGAGTATTTGAGATCGGCCGATCCCCACGTCGCCATTTCATCATCTCGCTGATAGTCATAGCCCTGAGCAGACATGGTTTCGATTAAGGGGGTAAGGCCGGGGAGTGCATTGAGCTGGGGATAGATTTTGCTTTCCATCCAGGTATCGAGCGCGGTATCCGTTTCGCTCGCTTTCAGGAACACCTCGATATGAAGCGTGGCGCGCCAGATATCTTCGTCGATGGATTCCTCCGTGGACTGCGCGTCAGTGATATAGACGGCGACAGCCGGGAGATCTTCGGACTCAAGTACAGCGGGACGGCCGTCAGACCACGTGACAGGGTCAGTAATGCCCGCTTTCAGGGCATCCAGCACCGCCTGGCGGATCAGGGGATGTTTCATTTGGTCAGAATTATCCTCAGTTGATTGCGTAAAGCCGCAGAGAGTTCTTTTGGAAGATCGGTGGCAGTCAGGCGGGTGCTTTCCTGCTTAAAGGCCTCAGTCAGTGGCGCGGCCAGAGGAATGCTCACCACCTCGAGCGGATAGCGGCTTTTCGTCGTTCGCCGCAGGACATGCCAGCGCCCGTTTTTGAGCTGCTGAATGAATCCGCCCGGGAAGCGAAACCGCCCGATGACCAGAACGCTACTGGCACCGGCCTTGTCACGCTTTCGCCTGGAGAGCCGGACGCTGGCCACACCCAGCTTGATCGCCGGGAGGTTGCCCCGATTGACCCGAATGGTGGCCTGAGGTTTGCGTACCGTGGCTTTCTTCAGGCGTGCACGCTGATTGACGAGCTTCCGCTGCACCCGGGTATCCTTCGCAACCTGACGGGTGCTGCGGGAGATAGCCCGGGTAGCCACACGATTCACCGCCTGAGAAGATGCCCGTGGCACGGCGGTTTTGCTGATGCTCTCCAGGTTAGCGATCGCCTGTTCGAGCCCTTTAATGGACATAGAGCCTCCATTACTCAATCCAGATCTGTGGCTTACCGTTGAACAACTGTTTGCGGGTAACGGTGTAGTCCTGGCCCTTCCAGTGAATGGCATCGCCCTTGCGCGGCGACACTGCCGGGGAGAACACCACCAATGACAGGCCATCTCCCACCAGCGGCCCCATTTCTGCGACAAACTGGCTTTCCACAGCATCAAAAATGACCCCGTTGATCGTGACTTTATCCGCCATCAGATTGACGGTGGCCGCGTCCATACGGGCCACCATCGCGTCGAAGGGGTTAGCCATTCAGCTTAACCAGTACGGCGGCGACGTTCGCACCGGCAGCCTGCCAGGCTTTCCCGGCCAGTGTCGCGCCGGTGGCCTCCAGTTGCACTTTCCCGCTTTTGAAGTACACGGTCTTGCCCTGGGCGATATCATCCGCCGCCAGCTTCGGCAACTGAACGACGCCACTGGTGAGGCACGTACCAGTTTCGCCGACGGCAATATCAGCGATAGCGATCGCCAGAACATCACCCACGGCAACCGGCGTGCCACTGGTGATCACCGCCGAACCCGAGTTGGTCAAATCGATAGTGTGACCATCCTGTACGAAATTCTTCATGAGCTCTCCGTATGGCCCCTGCCGGGGCCATGTTGCAGATATAAAAAAAGCCCTTACGGGCCGGTTCAATGTCGGGGTGATTACTTACCGGATGATTTCGCCAGACCGCGATAATCCAGCGGCGCCACACCAGCATCGATGCGGACTTTCGTCGCAACACCATCAGTGGTGAAACCTTCCTGCTGGTCGATGTACGGGGCATCAATGCCATTGAGGTACGCCACTTCGATGGTATCGGTGCCCTGTGCGGCAGCCAGATACCAGGCCGCCGGGTCGGCGTCATCCAGACGCGCTTCTGCGATCACTTCGGCAAAGTTCTGCAGCGGGTTCACCACGCCAGCATTGATATCAGCCCCTTTCACGCTTGCTGACTTAATGGTCTGGCTGGCTAATGTTTCCAGACCCACCGGAACCAGCATGTAGGCCGGGCGAATGTTCAGGGCGCGCTCGCCCTCTTTCTGCTTGCGCATGTTCTGGCGGGCCTTATCCAGGCTGTCAACGCTGATGGCGCCAGCTGAAAGGTTGGCATGGTCAGCATGGAAGAGCGCCTTGCCATCTGAAAGTTTCCCGTTACCGGTCAGCACGGCGTAGACCAGGTCACCGATTGTCGCTTTCGCAGCGCGGCCCATCTTCATCGGAACGTCAGTCAGCTGGTTCAGGTCATCGTTGATAATGGCCTGGCGGGTGATGGAGAAGATCTCACCGTAAGTGGCCAGCGCGATGGTTTCACCCTTATCCTGCGTGGTGATGTACTTATACTCCGCGCCCTCTCGCACCTGACGCAGGGACGGGAAGCCCCCCATGCCGACGCGATGCGCCGTTTTGAAGTCAGACAGCTGGCCTTTTTTGGTCCAGAGTTCAAAGGTCTCTGCCGCTTCATCCCAGCCCTGCAACAGCGCTTTGTTGGCGACATCGAGCAGGATATTGCCAAAATCGGAGGTGCTGTGCGTCAGCGCAAAACCAACCATCTGCATCGGGTTGTAACTGGAGACCCCGATGCCGCGCTCGGTCAGTGACATGCGGGCGTATTCGCGCAGCGTCATACCGTTATAGACGTTGTCACGCTCAACATTTTCATAACCGGCACGCGCCATCAGCGCCTGGCGGATCCCGTCGCCAACAAAGTTACCGTTCCCGGCATACACATGGGCCTGACCCTGCGTAGTGGTGTTGGACGGAGTTGCATTTTTACCGAGCTCTGCCAGAAGAACATCTTTCGCCTGGCTGACCGAGCACTCTGGATCGGCAATACATTTAGCCTGCAGCTCCTGATGCTTTCCGCCGAACATGGCGAAGAGGTCCTGAATACCGTTCACGCGTGCCTTTTGCTCCGCAATAACCTGCGCGCGGATATCTGTTTCGCTGGCACCTGCCGCCGGAGCCGGCTGGGTGGCAGTTGGCTGCTGTGTTTCGCGCGTAGCGGTATTGCGCGGCGGGGTGACCATGTTGCGAATGCTGTTTGGCATCTTTTCAAATTCCTCAATACGTTTCGAATGGATGCAGGCCATTGCCTGCAAGGATGGTGTGACCTGGTCAGCGAAGCCCAGCTCCAGACATTCAGTGCCGGAGAGCCAGGTCTCTTCCTCCAGCATTGCCGCAATTTCTTCGGTGCTTTTTCCCGTCTTCTGCGCGTATGCCGGGATCAACACCGACTCCACTTTGTCGAGCAGGTCGGCGTAGTCGCGCATGTCATCAGCATCACCACCCGCAAAACCCCACGGCTTGTGGATCATCATCATGGTGTTTTCCGGCATGATGACCGGGTTTCCTACCATGGCGATAACTGATGCCATTGAGGCAGCCAGACCGTCGATATAAACGGTGATCGCCGCGCCGTGGAATTTCAGGGCATTAAAAATGGCGATACCGTCAAAGACATCGCCACCAGGGGAGTTGATATGCAGTTTGATGTGGGTGACTTCGCCCAGTGCCTTAAGGTTTGCGACGAACTGCTTCGCCGTTACCCCCCAGTAGCCGATCTCGTCGTAGATGTAGATTTCGGCTTCGTTTTCCGAACTGGCCTGCATACGGAACCAGCTATTTTTTGCCTGGGCTTTCGGGCGGTTCTTTACCCGGTTTTGCTTCCTGGACACGAGTGTCTCCTTTGTCATTTGCCGGGTCGGTATCAAACACCAGCCCCTGTTTACGGTTCTCGTCAACCTCCGCCTTACGGCGGCGCTTAACATCATCAGGATTTGCGCCGCGGGCGCGCACCCATTCACTCTCTGTCGCGGCACCGCCACGCAGCAGAATTTTCCAGGCGTTCGCCTCTTTGACCGGGTCAATCCAGGGCATAACGGGCCCGGAGAACACCGCGCTAAAGAGCGTGGCTTTATCGACATTTTTCGGGACCGTGATCTCACCTGAAGCAATCGCCATCCTGAGCCAGGCCCGGTACATAGGTCGTGTGATCGCGGCGATGAATGCGTCCTGAAGAATGAAATAGCCTTCGGTTGACTCCACCAACTCCTGGCGCTGCGCACTGTATGTCCCGTCGTAGTTACGGGCGATACTTGAAAAGCTACCGCGCGAACCAGCGGCCACAGCACGTAGCTGGCCATTGCGGAAAGTTTCGAGGTTAGGATTTGGTCGGTCTGACTTGATCATGCCGATGTCTTCACCCGGGCGGAGATCGTCAAACAGCATGCCGGGCTCGATGTTTAGCTCCCTTTGACCGCTGCTGCCTTCGTCATAAGTCTGGCCATCACCTTTTTTGATGAACATGCCCAGTGCCGCAGCAATGCGGGCAGCAGTCAGCTCAGCGTCCTCGTACTCCTTCAGCGCCGAAAGACGCATCAGCACCCCGGCAAGCAGCGAGTTACCTCTGATTTGATGCAGGCGGCGCATAAACTTCAGGTGAAGCATGTTCTCCGCCTGAATATCCTTGGTATCTCCCTGGCGCATGCCTTCCGCCGGCAGGTTTTTGTAGACCATGTATCGGGTCGGGCGGCCCCAGTCATTCAGGTAAATGCCCTGGCACAACTTCTGACCCGGCTCTGTCCGTTCCATCGGCACAAAATCCGGTTCCAGCGCCTCAATCCAGAAAGGAATGTCTGCCACAGGCGACAGACCGTTCCCGGTGCCACTGACCAGTTGCGCGAACACCTCGCCGTCACGTAACCAGGTCCGGCACATCAGGCGCTCAAGCACTGGTCGGGTGAACTGCCCGGTAACATCGGGAGAAACGGACCACTCCGCCCATTTGGCGCGGATCTGTGTAGCAAGGTCAGTAGCGATGCCGGCGTTACTCATCAGGGGCTGCGGCTCCACGATGATGCCTTTTGCCCCCACAATGCGCTCTTCGAGTTTATCAAGGATGCCGATCACCAGATCGTGGTTACAGTCCAGCCACCGGGCTTGTTCGCGCAGCGATCGCCCGCCGAATTGCGTCAACTGATTCGCGGAGCGGTTTTCGCGTTTTGCCCGGTGCGTCCGGGTAGGAATGACAGCCTCATACGCCTGGATCATCATGCGCGACTTAAGGCGCTCCGCTTTCCAGCCCGGGGAAAATACACCTATCAGATTATCCAGGGCGCTCATCGCGGGAACCTCGCCAGTTTAAAGGAGCCACCCCTGCCCGTTGCGGCAGCCACGGCAGCAGCCTCTTTTCGCTCCCACTCCTGACGGCCTTTTCGTATCTCGCTCAGGTTCTCCATGGTCATCTGCTGACCATTAAACGTGATGGCCTTGCCCTGCAGGACCGCCATTTCCGCTTCGGTATAACGGCGGACCATGTCCTGAATATCATTGAGATTCACACCCAGCCTCCTGATGATGATGACCATGCCGATTCACGGGCTGGCTTCGTAGCCTTTGGCTCTGATACTGGCGGTTTTGCAACCGGCGGCGGTGCCACTGGAGGTGCGTCTGGCGATGGCTCAACCACCAGATAACTCTCCCGGCGCGCCCACTCAGGCGCATCAGGCCACTTAATTTTTTCGTAACCATGAAGAATGACCAGGGCATGCGCGTAAACCATAAGGTCAAACGCTTCGTTAGCCCCCTTACCAGGCTTCGTCCATTTCCCATCAGCTGATCGCTCCTCATAGGTCAGTTCGTCGTAAAACCACCCTCCCAGCCAGTCAGGGAAATGCACGTAGTTCGGCCCCGGCACATCGCGCCACAGCGCGTTGTTGATCCGGTCTTTCAGTGCGTTTGTCTGGAGAAGGTAGAGAGGGACATCACCGGCCGCCTTCGCGCGCCGGGCAGAACGCCCGGTGTTATCCGGGTATGTTTTGGTAATCAGCTTCGCCCTGGTCTGGCTGTCACCCTTGAACAGCCAGACTTTGCGCTGCAGACCATCACGGCGACAGCGCCGCCAGAACTCATAGGCGTTGTCGGTAACACCGTCTTCACCGCCGGAGTCGACGGCCATTGCCAGCAGGCCCATTCGCTTGCCCGGTTCGCCATCAAGCGCCCAGGTTTTCTCCAGCACATCGGTGCGCAGCAGATCCCAGTCCTCCGGATAGCTGGCAGGATCGATATGGTAGCTTTCGCCGTCAGGCGTGGTACGCATCGACTGCATGATGTTGTACCGGTCAACCACCCACCGCTCGCCGTGGGCGCCGTAGCCAACAACCTGCACCACAAATCGCCGGTTTTTACCGCCCTGAACATCGACGGTCGCCACCAGGAAGTTGACGCCAGCAGGCACGCGCCGGCGCTCAACAGGTTCGGCGCGCTGCTGCAGCTCCTCACCTTTACGTTGTTCAATGCTGGAGCGCGGGAGATACGGCAGCCCCCAGTCGGTGTTGATAACCGTCTTAAGCGTTTCTTCGCTGCCGGTCGCTTCGTACTCCTGTTCAGCGGTCAGCAGTTTGTAAACCAGTTGGGCCCATGTCTGATATGCAGCTGCCGGGCCTTCCATCCAGAACGACGCGATACGCGACCGCCGTCCGGTGCCCGTTATTGTTCCGCTGCTGTCGATCTGCTGATCCTCACGCAGCCAGACACCTTTCATATTCAGGGCGCGTTTCAGGTCGGCGGTGATCACCCCGGAGCAGGAAGGGCAATGGATACAGGCCGCTTCGCTGGCCTTTACCGGATCGCTGATTTCCCGGTAACCGGTCATCGCCGTCATCTCTGGCTGGAAAAACTCACCACAGTGCGGACATGGCCAGTACCAGCGGCGGCGGTCGCCGCGGTTGTAAAGTGACAGAATGCCGGTTGTTGGCGGGGCTTCATGCGCCGAGCTCCGGCGCCACTTCGTATCGCGGATGTCCCGGCCTGGCGAACTCTCAACCAGCGTCATGCCGGACGACATAAACGTGGTGGTACGCTTGGAGGCCAGGGAAAATGCATCACCTTCCCCGTCGATATCCTCCGGGAAGCGGTCATAATCGGTCAGGGCGACGCACTTGTAATCCGACGAGGACATGATATTGACCGACGGCCAGCCTATCTTGAGATAGTTACCTGCCCTGAAAGTCCTGTCGTAAACGTTGTTATCGTTCCGGCGGGGGCTCAGACGGGTTGCCACTTCCGGACTGCAGCGGAACGTGCGATCCAGTCGTTTCTTCGAGTGCTCACGGGCCTTTTCCTCTGTCATCTGAATGATCAGCATGTCAGACGGGTCGCAGACCACGTTATAAACTACCCACCCGTCAATAAGGCCAATCGTCTTCCCCGTTCGCGCCGGGCCGACAAACACCACTGCGTCATACTCACGCGACGCCAGGCAGTTCATTGGCTCGAGTACATAAGGAGCCAGATTCGGATCCCAGGGAACGGAGTTACCGGCGCCCATTGGCACGCGCATAAATTTACTGACTGCATCGGCCACCAGCATGCGGCGTGGGGCACGAAGTATTCCAGGGATATCCTTTCGGATCCCCCGGGCAGATGCCCGCTTCGCCATCAGTCCTCCTCTGGCTCGTCCTCCTCCGGTTCGGCGTCCAGCACGCGCTGCGCAATCTGGTCGCGAAGGTCATCAATAACACTCTGTACCCGGCTGATAGCCGAGGGGCTCATGGCGCAGTCACGCTCCAGAATGTCCGGCAACGTTTCCAGCACCTGCACCACAGCTTTTGCCATGACAGAAAATTCACGGGCCACCTCATCAGCCGGAATTAACTGGCCGGTATCCTGCTCGAATTTGAGCCGCTCGTTTTCCGCTTTCCAGTGGGCGAGCCTGTCCGAGGGCGTCATATCTTCAGCGCTGGACGCGACGACGGGCGCCATCAGCTCGGTGAGCACATCGGTGATCAGATAAAGTTTGAGTTTGTTGTTGCTGCCCAGTGCAGGCTCAAGTTGCTTGAGCCTGGCGGCAACGGTCTGGCGATGAACGCCGGTGATCCCTGCCAGCTGATTGATGTTCAGCTTCAGGGTGGAAAGCTCCTGGTCCATGATGGTGAACACTTTTTGAACGATTCGACATCATTGCAAAACGGCACTCATAAAAATCATACAGTTATGCACATGATGATGATGACCCTGGATCACGAAAACTAGCCGTTTTCCGCGTGCCCGCCGCCTCGTGGCAGGCCGCCCCTCCGGGAGGACCCGTCACAATGAGAATAAATATCAATTGCATTGATGGATGGGCGCGCTGATCAGCCGGGGCCGGGCGGCCGTCCGCATGACCCCGTCAGAATCCAAGCCTGACGCGGCCTTCGGCATCGTTGGGGTTAGTGGTGATCCAGGCAGTACCAGCCAGGGCGTTATCATCCGTCCCGTCCTTCTGGCTGCTTGTCAGCTTGCCATCCTTCGTCAGCCAGAGGCGAGCGCCACGCTGCCACGTCTCACCTGCAACCTTCGGCAACACGAACACCCCGGTCATCATCAACTCACCGTCAGCGTCCACCGCAACATCATGCTGGGCTATGCCGATAATCGCACCGACAATGACAGGCTGACCCGACAACACAACCTTTGCTGTCCCGTTGTGCCAGTCCATCGTATTGCCATCCTGATAGTAGTTCTTAGCCATTTTGATTTACCTGTAAGAGTGCATAAAAAAGCCCCGACACGGCGAGGCTTGTTTTTATCCCCTAGAGGGCATATTTACGTTCTATCCGCTACAGCCATTACGATGGGGCTGCCCATGGTGATGGCAATAAAAAACCGCCCGGAGGCGGTTAATCGAATATTTTGCCAAGCTGCTTATTAAGAGCTCTATTGAATAATTCTTTTGCCACCTGAGTTAGAACCCCTAAGCTAGCATCTTTAAATCCGGTTTTTAAAGTCGACCATATCTCTTCGCTTCTTATGTTATCAAGAAAGTCATGGCCATCATTTGTTAATCGCAGCGACCATATGTTCCAAGTGTATATCCCATCACCTGACTTTCTCAGTCCGATGTCGAACACCCCATCTTCGCGACAAATTAGCTTCGCTTCCTTTAGAAGCTCCATATGATATCTAAATAATGCCGATTCAAAATCAAATCCTTTGATTTTATTAATTTTCACACCATCCTCTGATTCCTCAAAGGCTTCCAAAAGGCTTTTTAAATAATCAAGATCTCTTTTCATGACGCCTCCTTTGTAAAGAGAAGTCATTATACAGGGAGCCAAAAATTAATAAAAATAATTATATTATGTCAACCATAATATAATCCAAAATTAATTTTCTCATTATCAAGCCCACCAGCAGATGTGCTTTGCAATGAATTAGCAATCGTCATCTGGTCTTGCGACTGATCGGCAGGCGGCCATACAGGCTCGCTTCATATCGAGCTCTGCCTGGCGTATCCACTCAACAGCCTCCCAGTCGTGAGGAGTGCGTTGTACATCACCTACATGCTCACGCAGCAACTTAATAAACTGGCGGCTGAGATCCTTAAACTGGTTCATCTTGCCAATCTCGCCGAATGAAAGTTCGCGGTAGCCCTTAACGGTGCTGCCATCCTGCGGTTTTGCTTCGTTCATTGATTTACCTGTGGGTTAATGTGCCAGCTTCGCGACGCTTCACAGCGTGGCTAACCGTGTTGTGCAGAGTGGAGAACATCATCAGGCGCTCTGCTTTAAAGCGCTTGGGGTTGCTCACTTAACGGCGTTATACCAAGCCTGCCATCGATACTTATCGAGGCGCAGCTGGCGCAGGCATTCCGCAGTTTCGATATCAGCCTGCAGATCATCATCGCTATTGGTGCCAGCGTTACTTCCCCTGCACGGCTCCTGCATCAAATCCGCTGATGGAGTTGGCAGCGTCGATGGCACGCTGGCGCAGTTGCACAGCAGCATCGTCAAACTGGCACACAGTACGATCCGGAGACTGAACATATTTCACCACGTCGCGGGTAATGGTTCGGTAGATCACTTTGCCCTCGGCGGTGGCCGCCGCGGCTTTCTCTTCTACCGGCTGAATAATCTTCTCGGCTTTTTCCTTCTTCTTCGCCGCCAGCGCGTTGATATGGTCAGCGTGCGCACTCCAGCCAGAACGCCAGGCGAACGCTCCGGTAACCGAGACAGTGACCACCAGCGCCAGCAGAACGTACCGCAGCTTCATGACAGCGCCGCCTGCGCCCGGTTGTAACGCACATTGCGGTCAGCCAGCCCAATCTGCCCACCGTTGATGATCTGGGTGACGCGCACGATATCGCCGGAATACAGCAGGCAACCGCGTAATGCAAAGAACCAGGCAGCCGACCGGGCAGCGTGTCGTTCCTGCACCAGCAGCTCCGGAGTGCTTACCAGATCCAGTTTCAGGGCTGAGCCGCATTTGGTGTAGTTCTCGCGCCCGGTGATCTGCAGCAGGCCACGGCCACGATATTTCCAGCCGTCGCCCTCGGAGTTGTTGCCCATGCGGCCGCCATATACTAGGTTGGCAATTTGCGGCTGGTGGGCGTTCTGCTTACCGTCAACCCGGCCCAGCATCTCGCACTGGTATGCCGTCAGGCGCTTACCGAAAGTCGCCTTCAGACCGCCAACCGAATAGTTGAAGTTCTCCGTCAGCGAAGTGAAACCTGCCGACTCGTGGCCCAGCTGCGCGATGAACATGGCCTGATCGTTAACTGCGGTGATGCCGAACTCTTTCATTGCTGCGTCGATATGCGGATACCAGCGCGCGGCAAGTCCGGCGCTGATACCAGCCGCCTTCTGAAATTGTGATTGGTTCATTAGTGCCTCAGATGATCAACCAGACGCGCAACGTTGCCTCTGACGGCAACCAGCACGGAAAGGAAAATGACGTTGGCCCCTATGGTGGCCCACGATGAATGAGGGTATATGCCGCACAGATAAGCCAACGGCACCGCGCTGTACGTGACAGTAATCAGCCATGCCAGGCGAGAAACCCACGGGCGATGCCGTGAATCACCCCGGCGGTAAAACATCAGAGTCAGCACTACACCGGCGCAGATTAACGCGTTGATAGTTGCTGTCGGGTCATTTAGAACCACCTGAACCTCCCCGGCGCGTTATCAGCGCCACCAGCGAGCCGACATCCTGGTTGTTCAGGAACGTCAGGATTTTGACGGCTAATGCAGAAACAATAACGGCGCCAATAGCGTCCAGTGGTTTATCACTGTAGCCAGTCCAGCTGGCCAGCTTCGAACCAACCAGGCCGGAACAGAGAATGCCAGCGATATAAGACACTACGAAATATGCCAGTCGGCGGGGTGCGCCCAGGTCTGCCGCCGTTGCGATATAAAAGACTGCTCCTGCAAATGAACCAAAAACCACGCCGTAATCTGTCCCGGTCAGTAGTCCATAGACACTGGCACCTGTAAGAGCACCACCAGCTAACCCGGTGCCGGAAATCGGATCGGACATTGAGCCCCCTCTTATTGCCGTGAGTCCTCTCAGAAATGAGGGGAAACAAAATAAGGCCGCCCAGTGGCAGCCTTTAGAAATGACAAAACCCCGCTATGGCGAGGTTTAGGTATCGTTTTAAGTCCATGGCGTAGATACCACTCTTAACACAGTAAATGATAAAATGCGGACCGCGTTAGTGATTTTTTTTATGTTTTTATGTAAATTAAACGTTACTCACCCATGAATAAACTAAGGTAAATTAAAATGCGCGATATTGAATCATCTAACGATGAAGAGAACTACTTAAAATGGAAAGCAGAGAGACAATATCGTTTAAGAGTGGCTATGGCAGTTGTCCCGGCCATTATCGGTTTTGCCACGGTTGTTTATACTTTAAGTAATAAAAATATAGAGTATTATTTTTACTATAACATTCTGAGAGTTTTAGGACCTGTTTCCTTAGCTTTATCAGGTATAGCTGTCGTAATGATATATTTGCAAACAGGTTTCAAAAGAAATCTTGGGGAAATTGCTGATTATTCCAAATATGAGAGCGAATTGAAAAACCTCAAACTTCGCTTAGAAACCAACAACACAGCCAGCAATTTAGATTTAATTCAATTACAAAATGAAGTCCAGGAACTGAAAATTACGATCGCCAACATTGAGAATTTTCAAAACGCGATTACAACTGAAGACAAAGAAAAGGTTGTAAACCTCCTAAAATCAGAAATATTAGAAAAATCCTCTCACGAAGCATCTCAAGAGATATTGAGAAACATAGAAAATCAAGTATCCACTAAAAATTACGTTAATGAAATTGAGTCAGTATTTTCAAAAACACTTGATCGTTTATATACAGAAATAGATTCCTTAACCAGAAGAGGAAATCTTAATTTAAGTTTAGGAGTCGTTACCACTATTATAGGCTTAGGTATTCTGGGATACTTTGTACTAACGATAGGAGCGGTACCAGATGACAAGATGGCTTTTATTGCCAACTTCATACCTCGACTCTCACTAGTCATACTGATAGAAGTATTCGCATATTTTTTCCTTAAACTTTACAAGTCCAGCCTTTCCGAAATAAAATACTTCCAAAATGAAATGACTAATATAGAAGCAAAACTTGCCGCTATTAAATCATCAACCATAGCTACGGACAAAGTTGTTTTATCAGATGTCATAAAATCTTTAGCATCGACCGAACGAAATGCCGTATTAGAAAAAGGGCAAACTACAGCAGAGATTGAAAGAGCCCGAATCGAACAGCAGAACATTTCAACAATATCTGAAAAAGTAACAAAAATACTTAACATGAAGAAAGGAGGTTAGTATTAAAATAATTCCCCCTAACAATTCAGAAAGTTTATGATATAAAAAATTAAGTGAATGGGATCGAGGCCATTCACTTAATTTGACAATTCTTAGTCATCCATATCTAATTTGATATCAAGTATTGCTAAACAGCCATCAATAAATCCTTCGGCCATTTGTATCTCTATACGGATAATCTTCTCATCTTTATTGCGCGCTTTAGCAATCTTCCGCTTTGAGATGCCATAAAGATAATGTGCAACCAGCAGTGAATGCTCGTATGGTTTTCTTTTCTTTAGCCGGGCCAGACAACCCTCAATGATCAAGGCATCATCATCTGTACATGAAAGACGGGATTTCCCCGTTTGCGGCAACAATCCCTTAAAACCAGCGGCTATCGGTGAGTAATCTACGCCTGAGCTATCACTTGCAGCCCATCCGCCCCACAGCTCCATAACCTTCTGAATATCGCGCATCAACTCTCTCCACTAAATTACGCCAGTACGCCGATAGCCAGCGCACGATCTAATGTTTTCAGCAGCAGCTCCGGCTGCGTGCCGTACTTCGCTTCAAATGCCACAGCGTCAGCGTGCAATTCGTCGTGATGCGCCCTGCACAGCGGAATCACGAACAAATCATGCGCTTTGGTACCCATGCCACCCATGCCGTGGCCGATCAGATGGTGGGGGTCGTCTGCCGGGTTCTGGCAGCATGCGCACTGCTGCGCCTTTACCCAGCGGGTGTATTTCTCGTTTTGCCAGCGTCGGCGCTTAGGCCTCAGCATGAAAGATTCGGGCGTCTCCGGATCTACATGCAGCGCCAGCACCTTTTTAACGGCCTCCTCTACAATGCTGGTGGGCGGTACCGACGGCACAATGTCAGCCTCACGCATCACCGATTGCATTTTCTCTGCCGGAATACGCAGGACCTTGCGCGCCACCGTCTCAGGTATGACATGCGCAAGATTGTTAAGCGTCAGCCACCAGCACAGTTCTGGCAGGGTCACCGCGTGCGAATCATCGAAACCCAGCCCCACGCGAACAACCGACAGTAGCCAGGCTACCAGGTTCTCCCTCGCAATGCCCGCCAGTTCGTTAGTATATTGCTCCCGTACCCGGACATCGCAGGCCCAGCACAGCCGCAGCACGCCGGGTGCATGCCGCAAAGTGACCATTTCGTGGTGGTGGTAGTCGCTGTGGCGGTACTGGCAGCCGGATTCCCGCATCAGCCAGCCTTCCAGACATGACAGGCCACCAGCCCGCTTAATCACATCGGCATGCTCAAACACGGGCACCATTGCCGGATCCTCTGCCAGCGGTTGGCGCGACGCCGGGATCTCCCCGGTTGGAAGCCCCGCCAGGCGCTCCGGCTCGTTCTCCAGAAGAATGCGACCGCGATGGAAATGCGGCATTAGCTCAGGACCAGGCCGGAACGCCACGATCCCGAATTCTTTTATGACGACAGGGGTTAGTAACGCTCTCACAGATACCTCAATGCACGGTTTCGAGCAGGCGCAGCAGCTCCTGAAATTTTGACTCGAAGAAATGCGGCTGCGTTTCACGCGGGTTCGCCGGGCTGGTGATGTTCTTCCCGTACATGCATCCCTTCGCTGTCATCGCCCAGAAGCGTTTAACACCATTCACACCCGAACGGCTGCGGCGTTCCTTATGCTCGACGATCCCCAGCTTGGCCAGCTGCTGGTAAGCCAGCGTTGCCGACATGCGGATCCCGTTAGCTTTGAGCAGGGCACTCAGCGACTGCGTGGGGCGACTGGAGCCATCAGGCGCACCGACTGGTGCGTCAATGGCGTACTGCGGGGCGAGATTAGGCAGACCAACAGCATCCTGCAGCTTCTGGCATGCACCGAGAACAGAGGAATTGGAGAGATTAAGAGATCGTTGCATAAAATCGAGCAGGATAACGCCTGCCTGCATCTTATCTGCCGCCTGGCTCTGAAGAGTGGCAGGCTGATTTACAGCGGCATCAAACGTACGGATCACCCTCAGGCTAAACTGCGGGCTGATCCACATCGCGTAGGAGTAGACCAGCTCTTTACAGACGTAGCTGCCCTGCTCTTTGCCGCCGCGGATAACGCTGACCGGGTCCGGCGTTTCCGAGTTGCTAATTTGCAACTCGCTTATTAGTTGTTCAGTTTGCTCGTTGCGAAGCCAGAACGCTGGCTTGTGCTTATCCTGAGCACCAGCAGCACGATGAAGATCGTTAAGGCAGTAACGCCCAAAAATATCACGGCGTACGGAAACGCCGTCAATTACGAGTAATTGACTCATTTTGTTCTCCACTGATTGTATTGCGAGGGGCCTGCACGCCCGCTTCGCTTGCACTTTTTGACATTACTGCTGATTTGAATAATTTTCAACACCCCCACTGTCTATGCATACAGGCCGATCGTTATCTCAACCTTGCCTTTGGGCGTTACCGGCCCCCATTCCACCAGCATTCGCTTAATCTGACTGTCGTCCTCCCAGATGCCTGCGTGGGTCAGCGCATCGAACAGCGCTTTGTTGTAGTTGTCGATGTCGCGGCGCCGCGCGTCCGGCGGGAAAAGAATGATCTCCACCGCCGCTGGCGCGCTGCTGGGCTTCGGTAATCTGCGCAGTTGCTCAATGATCGCAGCGCAAGCATCGCTCTGGTACGCACGCCCTTTGGCGCTGATGAGGTGGCGACCGGCCAGCGGCCCCTTATTCGGGGCGCGCCAGTAGGTGTTTACGCTCGGAGGGAACGGCAGCACCAGTTTCATTTACCCTCCGGGATCATCTGCGATGGCTGGCTGTTGATTTTTATGCCGCGATGCGCGCCCGGGACTATCGTTATTGCCTCTTTGCGCTGCAACGCACGTAACTGCAGGGCGGCCGCATTCGGCGACACAACTCCCATCAGGCGGGACAGCTCTGAAATAGTCGGCGGATAACCGTGCTCGCTCTGGTATTTCACCAGCAGATCGAAAACCTCCTGCTGGCGCACCGTTAATGATTTATTGACCACTGCTACCCCCTACAGAACCGCAACGATATCGCTGACGGTTTCGCGTGTACTGGATTTACTGGATATCGCGCGCCGGGCGCGGACGTATTTGAGTTCAAAGCCGTGCTGCTGGTACAGCTCAATGATGCGTGGCGCTGATGAGTTACTTATCACCACCCGGGCGCCGCGCTGATGGGCGGCAACACAACATTCCGCCAGGGTGATCTGGTCTTCCCAGCTAAAACCGCCTGGCGCATAACTGGTGAACCCGCTGGTACCCGGCAGCGGCTCATACGGTGGATCGCAGTAAACGACATCGCCCTCGCCAGCCAGAGAAAGCGTGCGGCGGAACCCGGCATTCATGAACACGCATTTGCTCGCCAGCGCAGTGAACGCCTCGATCTCTTTTTCGGGGAAATATGGATTGGGGTATTTGCCCCAGCCAACATTGAACTTTCCGCCGAGGTTGTAACGGATAAGCCCGTTGAAGCAGTGCCGGTTCAGGTACAGGAAAGCTGCGGCGCGTTCCGGCCCGGCCAGCAGCTGCCCGTTGAAATCATCAGCCACTTCGGCATACCCGGCGGCGCTGTTCCTGGTGCTGAACAACAGGCGGGCTTGATGAATCACGACATCCGGTACCACAGCCAGCATCTGGTACAGGTGGATCAGGTCTGCGTTGATGTCCGCCAGCAGGAAAGAGTCGTGCTTACGGGAGTTGATGAACACAGAACCTCCACCAACAAACGGCTCAATCAGGCGCTGCGCTGCGGGGATCAAGCGGTCGATATCAGGCAACTGGTGGTATTTGCCACCAGCCCACTTGAGGAACGGACGCTGCCAGGCTCGCGGTGACGGCTCCTCAGATGGCAGTGTGGCTGTAATACCGTCACAAACAGATGCGCATCTCATCCGTTCACCACCCGGAAGCCTTTGGCTCCCTGCGAATAATCGGTGCCGACATAGCTGGATTTAAAAAGCGGATCCTCTTTGAGGCCGGAACTTGCTGGAGTCATCCAGTCGTCTTCGTAGTGCCTGTCAGGACCGAAGAAGGTTTTGGCCTGTTTGACGAACTCGGTACCGGTCTTGCCTGTTTGAGCGACAAACCCGGCATAGCGCTTAACGCCCTCCAGCATGGCAAGAGGCGAAACGCCTTCGCGAACACGGGCATCCCAGGCTTTCAACGCAGCGCTTTTCGAGTTACCACCTGCCCGCTTCGGATATAACCCCCAGGCCAGATCAAATAAGTTTTCATTGACTGGTTCATTGACTGGTTCAGAGAACTGACTGGTTCCGGGTGCAGCTCCTGCACCACCAACCGGTGCAGCAGATTCACCACCTGGTGCAGGAGATTCACCACCAGGCGCAGGACGTGCACCAGAGGGTGCAGCATTTGCACCACTAGGAAGGTTAAGTTTGTAAACGTTGGTGCGGTTCAGGCCGGTAGCCGCCTTGCGGACTTCAACCGATACCAGACCATCCTCAACCAGCTGTTTGATATGGTTTTGCACAGAGCGCTCTGATATCTCGCATTGCTCTGCGATATAGGGAACGGAGGGCCAGCATTCGCCCTGATCGCTGGCGTTATCCGCTAGTTTGATCAGCACGAGCTTGCGCAGCGGGTTACCCACTTTTGCTTTCATGGCTCTGACCATTAATTCCATGCTCATCTGGACCTACCTCAATTTCCCTGAAATCGCGCTTGAAGACCTGGAGTGGGCTTGAGCACTCGTATGGGTAGCCAGATCGCAGGTAAATAACACGCTGCGCTTCTGGTTCCCAGCGGATGACACGAACGGGGATCCCCCGGCGGTCTTTAAACCATCGGTCGAGTTCGCGCATAAGGCCTTTGCCCTCCGGTAGTACACACCCACGATTCCAGTGGCGCGGCTGTGGTTACATGCCACCCAGCGGTTTGCTACTCTGCGTTCATACCGAAACAGCGGAAGGCCCGGCACCGGGATCATCCGAAGTTGCGGTAAGCGGTTCTTTACCGTTAAACTGTTCATGCGTTAGTTTCTCCACTGTTACGACACGCCACGGCGCCCGGAGCTGCACACTCGCGGGCGTCATTCTTTTCTGCCGCACAAAAAACGCGATATAACAGCGTTAAATGCTCCTGCCATTTCTGCATGACCTGATAGCTGTTCTCTTCGATTTGCTCGCGTTCGTCCTGGTCAATCACGCCATCGGCAGTAGCCTTGCGAACGTATGTCGAGTGTTTACCGATCCACTCGATAGACTCCATCAGGCGCTGATTGATGTCGGCGTTATCCACGTCCTCGATATCCACCAGCGGAACATTGACGCTGTTCGACTGACGCGATACCGCATCAGCGATGTGCTTGGTGCCGCTGGCCTGCTGGAGAACCATCGCCCAGCCCATTGGGAAGATCTGATCGCCACCAGTGCGTAGACGGTTAAAGAGCGCATCCTCTGTCACGCCCAGCCATTCAGCCGCCTCGGCGTAACCGCCCGGCAGGCTTGATATGGTCTTTTTAATTGCCGCCACCAGCCATGCGGGTTGCTTTTCGACTTGCCAGTGTTGTTGGTTATCCACGGTTAACTCCTTGATGCTGTGGTGTCTTTTCTTCGTGTTCTTGGTTACTGTTTCGGGTAGATGTCAGGTCGCAAATCAGATTTAGTTATTGCGCCAGCTGTGATCTCTTCGAGCTTTTTGGCGAGGGCGAATCCTGCCTTTTTGTAGCCGTTGAAAACCAAACGCAGATAACCGGGGGTTGATTTGACGCTAACTGCTAATTCGCACTGCTGCTCTTTCGATAAAGAGTCCCAATACTCTTTCATAATATGTACCTCCTGTGTACATATTACATGAATAATATGAACCTACAAGGTACTTGTACCTTTAAGGTACACAATGTTTAATTCTGGGATGAAAACGATTCAGGAAATTAGGCGGTTAAACGCCAGAAAGCTGCGTGACGGTGTCGGCGGAAACACTTACTTCGCCACCATGATCGACAGAGAACCTACCCAAACCAGCAGGTTTATGGGGGATGGCGCGTCTAAAAATATTGGCGATGCAATGGCTCGTCATATTGAAAAATGCTTTGATTTGCCGTTAGGCTGGTTGGATCAGGAACACCAAACCACTAATGTTGCAAAAAGTCCTGACGTATCAGACACTAATAGAAATATAACATTGGTTCCGGTTATATCCTGGGTGCAGGCAGGAGCATGGACGGAAGCTGGCTTTGCCGAGGTTGACTTGAGTAGTGTTGAAACTTATCCGTGCCCTGTGCCGTGCGGACCCATGACGTATATCTTGCGCGTGATTGGTGACTCTATGATCGATGAGTACCGTCCGGGCGACATGATTTTTGTAGATCCCGAAATCCCAGCATGCCATGGCGATGACGTTATCGCGTTAATGCACGATTCAGGAGAGACCACCTTCAAGAGGTTAATTGAGGATGGCGGCAGTAAGTACCTGAAGGCCTTGAATCAAAGTTGGCCGGAACCCTACGTTAAGATAGACGGCAGCTGCTCCATAATCGGTACGGTGATCTTTTCAGGAAAACCGCGAAGGTACCTTAACAAAATTTAAATTTTAATCTTAAGCCTGCGGAAGCGGGCTTTTTTGTGCTTGACAATGTACCCTAACGGTACATAATGTACCTGAAAGCAACAGTGAACAGGCAGGACGCCCACGCAGTAGCCGCCGGTGGCGCATGAATGACCGGATGATTCGCTGTCAGGTGTCTTCGGGAGGGGTAACAGAGTCGCGGCCTGATAAACCGCTACTCGTAGTCAAATTCCTATAGCTGGTGGCGATACCCAAGCCAGGAATACCAAAACCAGCAGGAGTGTTAAGGGTAAGGGCTTATCCCCCCCTTAGCACCCCGCCCGAAGATACCTGCTGAGCATGGCGAAAGCCGAAAGACTTGAAGGCGTTTCTCTCAGGTTTCGCGCTAAAGAATAGCGGGGAGAACCTGGGGCGGTGAGCAAACCCCGCGTGGCTGCACCTGACGCTACAGCCCAGACCAACAAGCCGACTGGCAACGTAATTGCCCTTTTCATTCTTCCCGGCGAGGTAGCGCTGCCGGACCGGGAGGGGTGAATAGACCAACACAACTGAAAGGGCGCTGACGAGCAAGGCATAAGTGACGGTGCGATTCCGTACAGCTCCCTTAGATGGGAGGGGTTAGGCAGCCAAATGATCCGTTCGAGTCGGATACCGGTAGCGCTCTTTCAGTTGTGGTGAATGCACAGGCCGATGTGCAGCGGACTTTTAATCCGTGCGGATACTGGCACAACCAGCCCGAAAGCCGGAGATCGGCACCGGCCACCACAACCTAAGACCTGTAAAAGCTGCATTGCTGTCTTTGGCGGCATCTGTCTCTACCCGTGAGGATGCCGCAATTTTTTTACGCAACACACAAGAGCATCACCGTAGCGACGGCTCATAACCCAATCGCACGGGCTGTTCCACCAGCAGATGCTCTTCTGTGTTGTGTGGAGAAACTAACCTGGCGGCCAGTGCAGATGGCCGCCACGCCCTGAGGAGAAAGTAATGTCTACCCCGTTCTTCAAAAACCTACTGATCTACCGCCTCAGCCGTGACATTGTCATCGTTCAAGACGGCAAGACAGAGGAACTGGCCCGCCAGCTGGAGAACTTCCAGTTTACGCCGTGCGGCAGCCAGGATATGGCAAAAGTCGGCTGGGTACCGCCACTGGGACAGCATTCCGATCAGCTTTTTCATCTGGTGAATGACCAGCTGCTGCTCGTTATCCGTCGTGAAGAAAAGATTCTGCCAAAGCTGGTGATCGCAGAAGAGCTGAATAAGAAGGTGTCGAAGCTGGAAACTGATCAGGGTCGTCGCCTCAAGAAAACTGAGAAAGACTCCCTGCGCGATGAAGTGCTTCACTCGCTTTTGCCGCGAGCTTTTACCCGTAGCAGTATGATCCGCATCTGGGTGAACCTTAACGCCGAGATGGTGATGGTCGATACATCGAGCGCTCGCCGCGCCGAAGACTCACTGGCACTGCTCCGTAAAACGCTTGGTTCTCTGCCCGTCGTGCCGTTGACCATGGAAACCCCAATCGAGATCACCCTCACCGAGTGGGTGCGTAGCGCTTCAGCGCCATCAGGTTTTGCGCTGGGCGATGAGGCCGAGCTGAAAGCAATACTGGAAGATGGCGGCATCGGCCGCTTCAAAAAGCAGGAGCTTTCCAGCGACGAAATCGCCACTCACCTCGATGCTGGCAAGATGGTCACTCAACTTTCGCTGGACTGGCAGCAGCGCATTAGTTTCGTGCTGAGCGATGCCGCCGCGATTAAGCGACTCAGGTTCGCCGACGAGCTGCGCGACCAGAACGACGATATCGATCGGGAAGATGCCGCCGCGCGCTTTGACGCTGATTTTATCCTGATGACCAGCGAGCTGACTGCCCTTCTCAATAGCCTGACGACGGCGCTGGGCGGCGAAGCCCAACGATAACCCCTAAATAGTGACCTACCCCATGTCTATGGGTTGGGTTGCTGCAACCAAAAATCAGGCGCGGTGCAGCGCGTAATAATGGAGAACACGTAATGTCATATATTCAGACACTATCCGGGAAGCATATTAACTACCTCAATATTCATCACGACGATATCGTGATCGAGGATATTGCCACTGCCCTTTCTCACATCTGCCGCTTTGCCGGCCACCTGCCGGAGTTCTACAGCGTCGCGCAGCACTCGGTGCTTGTCAGCCAGCTGGTTCCCGCAGAGTTCGCGCTCGAAGCGCTGCTGCATGATGCTGCTGAAGCGTATTGCCAGGATATTCCGGCACCACTGAAACGTCTGCTCCCGGATTACCAGCATATCGAGGCGTATGTCGATAGCGAGATCCGCGCTAAGTTCGGATTACCGGCTCACCAGCACGATATGGTGAAGTATGCCGACTTGGTCATGCTCGGTACCGAACGCCGGGATCTGGATATCGACGATGGTACCGTGTGGCCGGTGCTCGAAGGCATCCCAACGACCGACCTGTTTACCGTCATCCCGCTTCGCCCACGTCAGGCTTATGGTCTGTTCATGGCCCGGTTCAACGAACTGACGGGGATCCGCAAATGCGCCTGACCAATATTCAGTTAATTCACGCCGCCCACCACGCTGCACGCTATTTGCCGAAAGCATCAGCTGAACTGGTAAGGGAGCTGGCCACACGACTGGATGTTGCACTGGTGGCGCAACGCGAAACAGCGAAGCTTCGAGATGCGCTGGCGGCTGAGAATGACGGGCTGAAGAAATACATTTGCGAGGAGTGCTATGTGGAGAACGTCAGGACTGGACATCATTCCTGTGCTGGTCATGGCATGCCTTCTACCCCGGCCACCGACGCCTACCTGGCTGAAGTACGCGCTCAGGGCGTGGAGTTGTTTGCCCGGGAGATGCACGCAGATATCAGCGAGGCCGATGCTATCGAGTTCGCCGCCCAACTTCGCAAAGGAGCATCAGCATGAGCAGATCTAAATCATCAGACGTGCATGATCTGTTAAGCGCTTATCAAAAACAAGCTCGTAAGATTCCACCGAAGGGTGTTTATGCCTCAAGGCAGCGTCAGGTTGAGGTGAACGCGGCGCACGTACGCAAGTTAATGCGCAAGCGTCGGCGGTCAGTCGGCAAGTCAAACAAGCTCGGCTATCGCCTGACGGCGGAAATGCGCGTAGCACTGATTTGCGATATGAATTTTTGGGCGCTGGTATGCAGATCGAATCGGACTAATGCTCGCCAGGATGCCAACACCGCAGAACTGGTAGCCGCTGGCATCCTCGTCAGCATCAACGGGGAGGGCTGATATGGCTAAGTCACCAATGAAACTCATGCTGCGCGCATGGAACAAAGAGCTGAAAAACCCAGAATGGGGCATGGGTAACCGCAAGCACCGGAAAGCCTGCGCTCGTGATTTTGCAGGAGCCAGCATTGAAACCGATGCTGATATCCCGAATCAGGCCGAGGCAGATGACCGCCTGGCGGAAGAACTCACTTACTGGGAGGACTAACCCATGACCAAATTCACCAAAGAGCAGTTAATCGCACGCGTTAAGCAAGCCACGGCAATCAACCGCCGACGCATCAACGCCAACCCTGACGCCACCGGTCTGGTGATGGATAACGAGCTGTTCGCTATCGCACTCGCAGCACTGACTGCTAGGCCATTCATGTACGGCATTGCTGACCCTGACGGGGTACCGCATTTTGATGAAGAGTGCGTAGGCAGCGATGCGGGGATACTACAGGATAATGTTGATTGTCTGAACGATGAGGCGTGCGGTGGCGACGGGCCACGCGGCGTAGAGAGTGATGAGTACCGGGTAGTCGCACTGTATCGCCTGCCGGAGACTGAATAATGCAATTCACCAAAGAGCAGTTGATCAATCAGGCTCGTGAAGAAGTTGCTTTCTGGCGCGAGCGTGACGAGCTAATTCCGTCTCAGCAAACAGCTATACGCCTGCGCCTGGCTGAAATGGCGCTGGCATCGCTGAGGGCTGAGCCGGTGGCAATTGTTGAGCCTAGCGATTATGTGACGGCGGCACAGCTTGTTGGTGAGTGTCCAGCCAGGAAAGCGGTGCATGAGCTTTACGAAGGGGCTTTGCGGATTGGTGACAAGCTCTATCGCCATGCCCCGCCAGCGCCGGTAGTGCCGGATGGTTATGCACTGGTGCCGATCATTCCAACTGAGGACATGATTATTAACGGCTTTGAGGCAGAGCTACGAGAAGAATTTCGTGACCCGGAAGCGTTGGAAACATACGAAAAAATGAGCGGCTGCGAGCTGGCGGCGCACCGGACTAAGTTATGCTGGGCTGCAATGATTGCTGCGGCGCCACAGCAGGAGAGAAAAACATGAACCACTTAATGATCGACCTTGAAACGATGGGCAATAAGCCTACCGCACCCATCATCGCGATCGGGGCCGTACTGTTCGAGCCCTCTACCGGTGAGTTGGGTCTCGAGTATTACGCCGTTGTGGATCTGGAATCATCCATGGTTCGGGATGCAGCAGCTGACCCCAGCACCATTCTCTGGTGGATGAAGCAGAGCGCCGAGGCGCGGGCAGAAATCACTAGCGATAAACGCGTGAATATCACCAACGCGCTGGGCGGGCTGAGACGACTTATTGAAGAAAACTGCGTACCGGATCACCTGCAGGTCTGGGGTAACGGGGCGACATTCGACAATGTGATCACCCGGGCCTCGTTTGAACGTCATGGCCTTTTCTGCCCATGGAAATTCTGGAATGACCGCGACGTTCGAACAATCGTAGAGCTGGGCCGCGCTGTTGGGTATAACCCGCGCTATGAGATTCCCTTCGAGGGTGATATGCATAACGCGCTGGCGGATGCACGGCACCAGGCCAAGTATGTTTCGGCAATATGGCAACGGCTATCCCCGATCGCCAACGATAATATTGCCTAAGATAAACGCCCGGGTGCAGCCGGGCTAGTGGAGAAAACTATGCTGAACCTCGATTGTGTCCCTATCTCAACTTATTGCAGAGAAACTGGCGAGACTCTCGATGCCATCAATAAACGCGTTCAACGTGGTGTATGGAGGGAGGGAGTTCAGGTGCTGAAGGTGGAAGGCGTTAAGGAGAGATGGATTGATCTAAGTGAGGTAGCTAAATGGGCAAGACAGAGTCGCCTAAACTCCCGCGCGGCGTGACCATCAGGAAGCACAGCCAGGGTGAAACCATAAATATCACGTTCACTTATAAAGGGGTGAAATGTAGAGAACCCCTTTCAAATTTAGATGTGAGCGTCAAAAACTTGAAATACGCCGAGCGGACCCTCGGCGAAATTCATAACCAAATCGAGCGTGGAACATTCGTTTATGCAGAATATTTCCCGCGATCTGCACGGTTAAAATTATTTGGCAATGCGGCCGCTGGAAAGACAGTAAAAATGTACCTGGACGAATACCTTAACATCTGTGAAACGCGAAAACTTTCGCCGTCCACCATCGGCGGTTATAAAAAATGTCGTAGCGCGCTGGTAGCCCTTCACTCACTACCTGCAAGCGAGCTTACACCGGCTGCAATGAAGGCGTGGATCCAGAGCCGCACCACTACGCTGAAGACAATTCGCAACCAACTTTCTTTCTTGCGATCAGCGCTTGATGAGGCTGTAACAGATGGCGTCCTCCAACTCAACCCGGTATCCCTGGTCACGGCATCCCGGTATCAAAGCGACAAATCGACTGCTGACAGCGATTATATTGTCGATCCGCTTTCACCAGCAGAGGTGGATGCCCTCCTCTCCTCTGCCACAAATAAGCAGTGGGGCAACCTGTTTATGTTCGCGATCCAGACAGGTTTACGCAGCTCGGAGTTATGCGCGCTGCGCTGGCGCGATATAGATTTCATCGGGAAGACGGCGCACGTTCAGAACGCGAGTGTAGTAGGGGTTATTAAGGGGACTAAAACAAAGGCAGGAACGCGCAAGGTGGAACTTAACGATGCGGCGATGGCTGTGCTGGCGAATCAGAAAACCTTCACCTTTATGAAAGACGCCACGATATTCGAGGATCCGAAAACGAATAAGCCGTGGGCCAGCGCGGACGCAATCCGCAAAAAAGCCTGGGTTCCGACATTACGTAAAGCGGGTATCAGATACCGTAACCCATACCAGACCAGGCATACTTTCGCGACACGCCACATCAGCCAGGGCGCCAACCTTTTCTGGCTCGCCGGACAGATGGGTCATAAGGGGCCAGAGATGCTCTTCAGGCATTACGGATCTTATTTGAAAGAATACGACGGGAACACTGAGCGAAGACCACTCCTTGCCAGCGGCGGGACGCGAAAGGAGCCGTAA